CCCCTGCAAATTGAGATCCCGTACCAGCAGCACTCAATCCTTGAATGCCTCCTTGCGCTGCCGCTGCTTGCGCTGCCGCTGCTGCTTCTGCAGTTCCTGCTGCAGCTGTCCCATAGCCTAAACTACTAAATGCAGTACCCTGTCCAATACCAAGACCTGCTCCTCCTGCAAATTGTCCAATACCATAACTAATACCTGCTGCCATTGCGGCATCCCGTAATGATCTTCCTGTAGATTTTCCTCGTAATTTCTGTACACCAAAAGTAGCTAGTGCAATTGTGAATGGATCCATAATTAAATTTATATAACTAGTTAATTATGTTATTTTAGCTTGTATAGCGCCAGATATCAATATCACGGCGTTTCAATGAACTCATCCTGTAATCTTCCACGGTAAGAGTATTCTCCTATGTGTGTAATGTAATCAGAGGCTAGAGCATAGCATTTGCCGCCTATATCTGTCCATCTCTTACAGAAGGCAAAATCTTCACCTAAGTAGGTATGTGTTTCTTTATCAAACCAAGTATCAAAAAAGTTCCACATATTTGGTTTATCTACTAACTTACCATTAATAATAGAACCTTGTTTAATTACCATCTCTGGGTATGCTTTAATCATCTTGTCAAATACAGAACGTTTAATAAGCATAGACCCTGTAGGTGCATGAGTCACTTCTACAATACCTTGGTTCATTTGAATATCATCTGGATTAGGTAATTTTAAAGGATACATCAATGCGTTCTTTTGTATATCGGTATGATCTTTAATCTTACCATCTTTCATCATAGCAAATACTTTCTCAGAATTAAATGTCTTTAATGGATAAGGAATAGAGATAACTTCTTTATCTGCTTTAATCATTTTAATAATAGAATCAAAATTAAAATCAATGTCAGAATCAATAAATAGCATATGAGTTAAATCCGTATCTAAAAATCCAGCCACGCATAAGTTTCTTCCCTGCGTTACTAACGAAGATTTCATTAATTGAAAAGCAACAGGAATGTTATTTGCAAAGCACTTCTTTTGAAATTCTAATAAAGATTGTGTGTAATGAATAGATACTTCTGAGTGAACAGGGGTAGAAACTAAGATAGAAAAATCAGATTTGTTTTTTTCTTTATGGAACCAAATGGGTTTACTTGCGTCTTGCATCTAAAGCACCTGTAAGGAAGCCAGTCCATTCATGGGCTTTCTTATCCCAATTATAAAATCGTTGATAAAATTTTTGTTGTTCTTGTAGGTGCTTTTGGATATGGGTTTCATGTAAATAAGCTGCTGCTGATTCTATAGCATAGGCAAAAGATTGCGCAAGGGATTTGTAGTCTCGTACATAATTAACATACACAGGCCACTCAGAACAAGTTTCATATAAAGCCCCGTGATTCGTGGTCACCACATGTAGACCCGCTGCCATGGCTTCTAGTGCCGAGATACAAAATGTTTCTTCCCAGATATTAGGGTATGCAAATATTTGGTAATCTTGCATATGCTCTAATATATATTCATTGGGTTTATAACCGATATAATGTACATTCTTTAATTCTTTTGCTTGTTGATATAACTCTGTATATTGATGATCATTTGCTTTCTTAAAAGCAGAGCCATACACATCACAGCTACTATACACATCTAACGTGATCAGGGGGTCTTTGATCAATTGCATCGCAGCAAGAATCACGTTCAAGCCTCTCCATGGAGTAGGGTGATAAATTAATTTAATGGGGTCACCTTTTTGATAAGGTTTAAAGGTTGGAAAACTAGTACAGCCGTTTTTAATAACCATGCATCGTTCTTCTGGGATCTTAAAATAGTATCTAAACTTTTCGTAATTCCAATGAGAGTTAAATACATACCAATCGTATTCTTTATGTCGTACTGGATTACCAAAGAACTCTTGTAAGTTAGGTTGGTCGTAGGAATTCTTTTGCCAAAGAATATTAATCTTCTTTGGATCTAATGGAACTTTACCAGGAATAGATGTACAGATTTGAAAGTTATCTAATAACTTAGCATCAACCCGTTTACGCATGAACTCGAACTGGAGTTCCGTGCCGCCTCTAGGTTCCATACTTTACCTGGTTTCGCCAAATAAACTTAAATGTGCAACTGTAACAGCAACATCTTTAGCGATGTCCTCTTGTTTCGTAGTAGTGTCAGGATTAGCTACATCTGCTAATGCTTCTTCTTCGGATGCATACACAGCCCCTGTAGTTTTATTTCTAACAGTTATTGTTGTTGGACATTTAATAACAGGTACTTGTTTACCATCAATGGTTTGGTACCCTTTTATATATTGGTCTTCTATTTTTAAATCATCAGTCATATAAATATTCTTATATAGGAAATCCCTGCCCACGTCCAGACTTCTTTTTACCAGCGTGTGTTTTGGAATGCCTTCCAGGACGTTTTCTTTTATTAGATTTAGAATGAGTATTAGCTCCAAACCCTTTAGCTTTTTTAACCATTTTGATCCGATCTGTTCATTTCTAAAATAGATATCACTGCAGACACTGCGGTAGTTGTGTTAGACTCTAATCGTAAAGTATCACTCTCTTGTAATATAATGGGTCCTTTTGCAAGATTGGAAATAATATCTCCTGTTATAGAAGCGTAAGCAATTTGAAATACGGTAGTTACAGAATAGTCATAAATAGAAGCTTTAACAATCTTAGATCCTGATTCACTGGTTAATTGTATATTTTGAATAATAGCTCTTGAGTTAGCTGGACAGCTATATACAGTTACTGCTGCTGTCGTGGTAGGAGCATAAAATGCGTTTTTATAAAAATTTGCCATTAGCTATTAATCCTTAAACTAAACCAAGTGTATCGTTCTAGTTCTTGTTTTAGTTCTTCTTGAAAAGAAAAATTCAATTGATTTTTCATAGTATCTAAAGCAGCTACAATCTGACGTTGGTTTTCTACTTGATAATCATTTTTAGGCTCTGGTATATATGCTGTAATTTTTGCCATTATCTTCTACCATCTGGTTGAAAATCAAATCTAAACAACCCTAATCGCCAGTTTTCATCTACTGCTGTATTTTCTACTTTAAGTGCAGCAAGTCTAGCTCTTATTCTCGTGTCTACTTTAGCGGTACTAGAGTTAATAGTAAAGGTTGTAGGCAAGGCTGTATTAGAAGGGTAATCTCTTAAGCTTAATGTTATTTTTGCATTACCGTCTAATATTTTAAAATCTGGAATAAACCTTCTCATTTTAATAAAGTATTCCCCACCATTACCATCTACGTCTAAATCAAAATCTCCCGATTCAATATAAGCTGGAATAGCAGTAGCATTGCCATTGTAGTCTACTTCATTAACTCCCGTTTCTTGTGCGTAATAAATACTTGCTCCTTGAGATACACTAATACCATTCACCACAGGATAAGTAGGAGTAGTGTTATTTGTAAATTTAGTTGCAAAAGGTCTATCAAAAATCACCTTATCGGTATAAGAAGTTCTAGCTAAAGTTCCTGTAGTCCACACACTACTTTGATAATTATAACAAACCATTCTATCTACAAAATTAGAACCAGCACTTGGGTAAAACCATATAATTTCCGAAAATAAACTATTGTGTGCAGAGTACACTTGTTGTCCCGCATTATAATTAAGACCAGGAGAACCGTTTAATGTTTTAAACACAAAGTCTTCCACCAAGCAGGGTAATTTTTTGACGGATCCATCATACAAGAAGAATCCACCTTCATCGCTCATCCAATACACATTGGTATCTACAAACACTGCTGCATTTTGGCCAATGCTTCCACAGTTGGAACCGACCTGTCTAATAGAAAACGTAAAAGGTGTCCCAATAAACTGCATAATATAAGCTGCTGAATCTGTTGCGATAAAGGTATAATCTTTACCTTTAGAAGCACATCTTATCTCTGTTCCAGAATCAATTCTAAAAGTTCCCGCTGTATTTACAGAGGTAGGTGCATATACATTAATATCTTCTTGATCCGAGAACCTAATAAACATCTTATCTTGAGTAGTAGGGTCTCCTATAATGGTCTCCGTACCTAATAGTACTAAATGCCTATCTCTATCGGATACAATAGACATATACGATACAGTAGGACAACCCGCTATAATAGCAGCCCTAGTTACTAAGGCACTTGCATTTCCTGCAATAGGAGTCCATTGAAAAGATTTTCCATTATGCACAGTAGCGATTAAAATTTGACCAAAGTTATCTAAAGACCACAGCCCTGGATCTAATAGGGCGTTTGCAGTAGTTCGTGGTGTACCCCAAGTAGAAGAGCCCCAGCGACCTGCACCCCATCCATAAGCGGGTGTTTGTAGTAAGGGACCAATAGCAATATAAGGTAATACATCTAGCGTACCATCATTGGTTCCTCCCGATCCTGTTTCAGCGGTAGGCATGGTAATAGTAAAAGTAGCAGTAGTGGGTATAGTTTTTACTTCAAATAAAATGTCGTCAAAATTAACAGCAGTATAATTAGTTGCTCCAGTAAAAGAACCAGCATTTTCAAAAGTAATAATATCACCAATTTCTAATAGATGATTAGTTGTTGTTGTAATGGTGACAGTAGTAGAACCATTGGTAGTAGTAATGTCTGCGCCTGTTTGTTGTCTATCTGGATCAATAGGGGTAATGTCATAAAAATCACCTGCGTAATAAACATATAGACAGCGATTAGTTCCTATAGCGGCATATTTTCTACCATCTAAATCAGCAAACGTATGTTGAGCACGAGCTGCTCCTATCATACTATATTGTTCTATCTGTAACCATCCACCTATTTTTTCAGGTTGACCATAACGAAAGCGTACGTTATCTCCATCTACCCATACATTTTCTGCTTGGGTGTTGGTTATTTGTTTATTAAAGCCTGCTTGAAATGGAACTTTTGTTAATGCCATAAAGACATTTTATCAAAGTATATAATGTAAGTATAGACACAAGAGGAACGGTGGGGTGAAGTGTGGTTCCTCTTGCTTAATTTATTATATTACTTTTTAAACCAAGATGGAAGGCCTAAATGAGCTCTTTTATCAAACTTATTGTCTTCAGATCCTTTGGTAGCCTTATTGTTGTAATGTAAAAATACTTGACCACAATCTGTTCCT